TTTTTGCTAGGGCAGCCAATTCTTCTTCCAATAACGGAACTAATCCTTTGGCTTCATCGTATTTCATAGCTAATTCTGCCCATATTGAACCTTCTTCGACTATTTTTTTTATACGCTTCTTTCGAGAAATGCCATCTAATTTCATAAAATCAGCCATTTCATTATACCCCGCACTCATATCCTCAGCTAACTGCACGTTAAGTTTACTTTCTGCCAATGCTCTAGTTATTCTCGTATTATATTCCCTTTTATTTTTTTCTTCTAATTCTGAAACTAGCTCCAACTCTCTTTTTTGAGCTTGCTCGAATGTGTATGTCCCTTTATTGGTGGATTCTTGAAGTAAAGCAATTTTTTCATCGAATATCTTTTTATTAAAAGCTATATCCTTTTGTGCAAAGTTTTTAATTGTATGTAATGCTTTATTTCCTAACCTATCTTGTAGATCCAATAGGGTTTCATTTGCTAAACTCATCTTAGTAACTAGCTTCGTTATCCCTTGAGTTATAAACCTAAAAGTTTTAGATATAGGACCATTACTGCCATTCAAGCCAATTACAAAGCCTTCCCATGCCGAACTTAATTTGTTAGTGTCACCTATCAGATTATCTTCCATAATGGTAGCCATTCTTTTAGCGGCTCCCGTTGCATTATCGTAAGATTCTTCAAGATTTTTTGCTTTTTCTGTATTGGCTGCTAATATTAAAGCGGCTGTAACCCCACGTTTACCAAATAATTCTAATCCTGTCTTTGCTTTATTAGTAGAAGTATTTATTTTTTCCAAGCCTTGTTCCCATGTTAACCCTTTCTTAGTCAATTCCAAAAACATATTTCTTAATGAAGTTCCAGCGGTAGAAGCATCTACACCGGCATCTGCTAAAACTGAAATTTGAGCCGTCACAAATTCAATATCTTTTCCAAATGCTTTACCTACGGGGGCAGCAATGCCCATAGCTGTTTTAAATTTCTCTAAATCAAGTGCCGAACTTGCAAACGATTTAGCCATAACATCAACAATGCGTTGTGTTTCAGAAGCATCTAATCCAAAACCTCTAACAGTAGAAGCGGCAACAACTGCGGACTCTGCCAAATCTGAACCGGCCGCTATTGATAACTGTATTGTTGCCTCTGTGGCGTTGACTATCTCGGCTGTTGAAAATCCCAGTTTCGCAAATTCGAGCTGTAACCCTGCCACTTCTGAGGCCGTTTTTGAGGTAGTAGAACCAAGCCTTTTAGCATCTTTTTCCATTAAACTAATCTCTTTAGCCGTTGCGTTGGTTACTGCCTCAACTTTTGACATTGCTTGCTCAAAATTGGCAATGGTTTTAATAGAGCTACTAAATAACCTTATTGCTTGCTGAATTCCGATAAATCCAACACCAAAAGCAAGTAGTTTAGCTCCGGCACCTTTCAGAGCATTACCATATTGGCCTACTTTTCGCTGGTGTAATCCTAAACTAGCATCTAACTTTTTAATTTTAGTATCTAGTCGGGTGACTTCTTTTTGAGCTGTTTTAAATTTCTTATTATTTAGGCCATATTGAGCCCCTAAATCTTTTGCTTTTTGTCTTGCTTTTCCTAGCGTGACATTTAACTGAGCATAAGCGGAATTTTCCTTTTGCTTTGCTGCTGTTTCCCGTTTGGATATTTTTAAAAGACGTTCTTTTTCTCTTGATTCTAAAGATGATAATTTGACACTGGCTTGTTGATTTTTATTTTTCAGTGCGATTACCTTTTCTTGCTCTTGTAATACTTTTTTAAGTTGTTGTTCTTTTTTAACCAACTCAGTATCGGTTTTAATTACCGCCTGTTTTAATTTTTGAGCTTCAACATTTTTCTTATTAATATCTGACCGTGTCTTTTCAACTTGGCGCAATGATTCATCAACCTTTTTTAATCCTTTTGCAGAATTATTTAAGTCAATAACTAATTTATCAAAGCCTTTATCTAATGTTTGTAACTGCTTTTCAAATTGTGGTGAATATAATTGCGTTAATTCTGGCATCGCTATTAATTTTGGTCGTTTTCAGATTGCTTAATACTTCTTAATGCAGCTTCTTCATATATCGGTAATTGATACATAAAAACCTGACTTAAATCTTTTTTATCTTGCTTTGATTCAATCGCTGCAATATATGTATCAAAGTTAAACTCAACCTCCTCAACTTCTGCCTGGTTATCATATTGCATAATTAGTTTTTTTATTTTATTGTCTATATTTGAAAGCCATGATTTTACGTCAAAATCCCTACCTACATATTCTTTGAATAGTTTTTTTGCATCAATAGACTCTTTAATTCCTAATGATCTTTTAACGGTTTGTAAAAGTAAAATCCTTACATACAATGACATTCTGTAATAATCGTTAAGAATTTCTTTTTGTTCATTATCTTGCAGTGAATTCTTATTGCGTTCTAACACTAATTTTAACCTCATTTTAGTGCAAATGAACCTCGGTAAAGGCCATTTCGTTACAAAACATTCGTCTTTTAAAATCTGACTAAATTTTGATACCGTACAAGTGTTAAGTGTGTATCTCATGCTTTTTGAATTATTAGTTTTATTTTATCTGCAATTAATTCTTCGTTTATTGATCTTGCGATTGTCATCATATTAGGATTTAAATCAAATATTGCAGTACCTTCTTTACGCACAAGTTCGGCTGTTTTATTATCACGGCTCCAATATTCCCACTTTCCACCTGTTAATTTTACAAACATTTTATTCTGAAAATCTCCTGAATCGTATAAATCAATTTTAGGATAAAGAGCTGAATAACTTGCCCGCTCTCGCTTATCTTCTGCATACCATAATGACATATAATCTCGCATTGAACCCTCACCATCTTCACCCATTCGCATTTGATCCCTATTTAGATTTACAAAAGTTTCCTCATTATTAATTAAATTAACCATTGTTTCCCGCTGTAGGTTAATTTTTTTCAAGGCTTTGCTTATGTTTCTAATTTTGCTCATAATGAAAAAAAGGGATAGAGTAAAAGCCCCTACCCCTTAGTTTTATCTTAGATGTTAAAAATCTACTTATACAATTCTTTGTATTCTTTTGCTAATTCAGAATACCTTGCCTTTAATTCTTCCGGCTTTCCAAGATAGCCATGCAAGTCACAAAATTTTATAAACTCTGATTCTTTCATTCTGCTAATTTTGCAATTAAATCCAACTTTTGCGATAGGAACGTTTAATTTTTCTATCTCAACTTTTTTGGAATCTATCATGGCTTAGCTTTTATAATATTAGAAATTTTATCATAAACGGTAGAAGTCTTTTTCACTACTCTAAAATTAACATACTGTCCAGCGGCAGGGGTGGCAGATAATGCTATAGTATAATCACCATCAGTTGCAGCCACGGCCGTACACGTTGCAGTAGGTTCCATAGCCATTGCACTTGAATAACTAGTAACCTCAGCAGTTAAAACTTCTGTTGATAAATCACCATCACAACGCTCTTGAACCGTAACTATCACAGTTGCCGTACTCAATGCGGTTTTAATAGACAAATCTAAACCAAGTGGAGTCTCTTCAACCAATTCCTTCAAGAAAATAGGCAAAGTGATAATTTTGTAATTTTTCCACTCATCAACATTATCCCAGTCAATGTCAAGTTGATGTTCTTCAAGTTTTGCATCTTTTCCGGGGTATCCGGTAGGAATTGCAGTTATTTGACCTGTAAACCCTGTTAGTTTGCCATCTTCCAATTCTTGCATTAATACCTGATTCGATCCTAAACCAATAACAATAGAATAGTTTGCGCCATTCATTGTTTGCAATATCTCTTTAAAATCACAGGCATTTGTCTTTAAATTAACTACTGCGCCCCCTGGGGCAATTCTTGTCACTACTTCTGCACCGCTGCCATCAGTTTCTTTATTTACTGATGGTTTTGCTGGTGCTACATTTCTAATATCTAATGTTGGGTAGACTGTCCTGTCAACCTGTATTTTTGTCTTCCATGTTTCCACATTTTCAACATCAACATAGTTTGTGAACTCAATACCCTCTTCCATTATAATTAGATTGGTCGGCTGATTCGTAATACAATGCGTCTTCGCTAACCCGGCTGGTACTATTCCAGAACAATCCATAATTATATATTTGTATTAATTAATATTTCTTCTATTTTAAAATCTAACTTTCTAAATTCTTCTATTGTCATTAATTCGCCAAATAATGAGCCCATAATTTCATATTGTTGCTCGGTAATTATTCCTTTTACATCACCCATACTTAATAAATCAGCAGGGCAAATATTTGCGCTTATTCCCCAATTTCCATTATTTAATTCCTTAGCACATTGTACTACTTCGCCAAATAACATTGTTTTTTCATATCCTAAAGCCTCTGTTATCGCTTCGTTAATTTCAGTATTGAATTGATCGGGTTCTATTATTGCAAAATATCTCATGCTACCTCCACTTTTGAAATTGAATAAGCATCGGGATCAGTTCTTTGAAAATTATCGGTTTCGGTTTCGTTTTTAATATCATCAAAATCCACATCACCAGTTAAAGGAGCATATTGAATTCCATTATACAAGTTTGGTAGTCCTTTTAATATTCCGCTGCCTGCTGGGTAATCGTCTATTTTAGTAAATCCAACCTCACTAGTTGAGCTTGGTGAACCATTAGCATAAAGCACGGCCATAAACGTTCCATCGCTATCATTTTCAAATAAAGTACATCCTAACATATAAATAGCGGAATAATCATCTGATCTCCCACTATGGAAACTAGTCAAATCTGCATTTATTATAGTTAATTCTGCACCTCCGATAACTGAATTGGTAACAGCTGAACCTTGCCCACGTTCAAAAAATGTAAGTACTTTTAATTCATCGGTTACGATTTCATTGTTATAGATCTGTGCAGCTTCTGCATCTGATAATGTTTTATCAAATATTTGAGCATTTGACATAGTACCGCTATAAGCTGCGCCCCCATTATATTTTGATCCTATTAAGTTTTGACCAGTACATGATCTTACTGCACCAGTTTTAGTTCTGCTATACGAATTTTTTACACCATCTAGGTAAATGATAGAATTAGTTCCATCGTAAGTGCATATAATACTATGGTTGCCAGTTGTTAATGGTATAATCTGGCCCTCTCTGCCACTATTTGTAAATATATAAAAATACAGTTCATTATTTCCAATTAAAATACTAATAGCATAAGCCAGAGATCCATTTAATGTTTGATCTTGATACTGTAATCTCTGAAATGATGTTAAATCAGTAATATTTACATTTAATACTATCGAAAAATTAGACTTTCCAGAAAAAGAATAATCATTTATCTGTACTGCGCTTCCAATTCCATCAAACTTACCTGCATAACTATTTTTAACAGTAACATTATTACTCCCCACCTGGTCCACAAATTCATTATTTACGGGCGTGGTTGAAAATACATCCTGAATAACTGATATTAAGTTAAATAATGCCTGTATGCTAAAATCCTCCGTTATAGTATTGCGATATAGTCCCGGACTAACCGCAACCATTGGAACTGAATTTTCGGTTACTGATGTAATTTCGTAATTAACAGCGGCCACTACTATATAATCTTGAATTGTTCCCGTATCTTTCAAATAACTCCCCTCGGTAGGATCAATGGTTCCATTTTCAACGGCTTCAATAGTTAGTGCCCATTGTTTTATAAATGAGGCTACCACATATTTAATCTGATTCATTATAAAAGCAAAATTATTACTAGTACTTTCATAAGAATTAATTAGCCAATTTAGAAATCTGTATCCAGTTTCTGCGGTTGCTGAAATCCCAACAGGTTTATTTTTTACTAAAGTGTAAGAACCCTCTCCACCTTCTGAGCTTGTTGCTGTTCCACCATCGCCACTTGATAAGGTAAATAAGAATTCAGTAGGTAGAGCAACTGCTCCACAATCTCTTTTAAATGGTAGTGCTGAAAAATTCATCATTATACCATCCAAGGCATTAGGTAAAGGATCTCCGTCAATAAATGGATCAACAGTCCTTATATGTGCAATTTCATCTATTCCAAAAGCTTGAATAATATTGCTATCAACCATGCCCTGTAATATTCCATCATAAATAGGATCCAAAATAGGTTCTATATTATTATCATGTCTTTCATCCGAATTCCAATTGCTATCCGTAGTATTTACGATTATTAAAATTATATCAGCACTTATGAATTGTGGGTTCGTTAAATCTTCGTCAAAAGTTTCAAGCATCAAAACTAAAGGATATTTGGCCCATTTAGCTTTGCCTTGTCCTCCTTTTTTTGTTAGAATAGAATTCGCTTTTTTCCTTTTTTCATGTAAAAAATAAGGCTCTTTTTCGTCGTATGAATATATATATGCGGAACTATAACTAATATCTTCGGTAATAACAAAATCAGCAACCGTAACATCTTTTACAATTAAGTTTGAAAATGTTTCATCGTTATCATTTGTAATGTTTATTAATGCATTTTCAGTAAGTGTATTTGCGCACGTTACCAAATAATCCCCATTTGCATTAATAGCAATATCCGTAATTGATCCCGATTCTCTCAGTCCGATTACAATATCTTCAATAGTTTTATATATATATTCAGCCCCTATCATATATCCCACATATTAAATCCGTAAATATCTGGATGTCTAAAAATCCAATTTGGATAGTCGTCTTTATTATAATACATAAAGTTAAATAGACTAGGTTCAAACTTTTTTAACAATTCCTCATCAATATCAGCCGATAAAATATAATCTTGATCTTCATCAACATTTGGATATTTACCCACCAATTTAGCACACTTAGAATAAGCATTTATCATTAATTGTCTAACATCTCCACCGGTTGCATTTTCCTTTTTTGCAATACTTACACCTAAAGCAGTATTTTGTTGATAATTGTTCGTTTGAAATAAAACATAAACATAATAAGCAAGCAAAGATTTTAACTTTGAATTTTTCAACCCCTCCCATTTTACTGTATAGTCGACCCCACCCTCTGTAATTGTATACTCATATCCGTCTCTTAACCGAGTCCATTCAGTATCCGTTTGTCCAGGGGTAGCTTCTAATGATGCAATCATTGAATTATATGTATCCCTACCTAATATTAAAACCAATATTTCCTCAACATAAATATCCACATACTCGCTTTGAAATGACTCAGCACTCAAATCACTAAAAGGAATATTAATATCGCCAATAAAATATGTTGAATCAATAAAAGATGTTGACATGCTTATTATGTTTATATTTTATTAATTTTTAGGTCTGTAAATTGGCGTCATTATTGAGCTATCGCCTGACGTTCCCGTTACTGCAAATCTCAAAAATCCAAATGGATTATAAGGTAATATCCACAATCCTACGGTATCAGCTGCTAATGTCATGGTGTCGTTTGGAAATACAATTAAAAAATCTGTAGTTTCATTTAACGTTCTCCATGTTACCCTATCTTCAGAAGCTTGTAATACAGCGGTTCCGTCTGATGTTCCACCTGTATTTGTACACAATAATTGCATAGTTAACGAACCTCCTTTGACCAACTCAACAGTATTAAAGTAAACAGTTTCAATACCATTTACACTATCGGTAGGTATTGTTTGTTTATATCCTTTTTGTGCCATAACGGTAAAAGAAAACAACACAAGTCCTATTATTAATAATATATTTTTCATTTTAATGATTTTTAAAAACTACACTTAAGCATAGTTTGATTATTTTACTTTTTTAATTTTCTTAGGTTTAATAACGGGTTCATCCGTCACAACCTCAATGCTATTCCTTTTAATCCAAAGCCTTTGAACTTTAAGAAATTTTTTTATGTCCTTATCTTTTCCTGATAGTATTATTTCCATGATTTAAATATTAAGCAAGCCTCCGGAGAAGCTTGCTAATTAAATTTAAGATGTTTCTAATTGAGTTTTTGCAGTAGAAAACTTACCATACATAAACCAATAAGGATTATAAATTGGAAAAATTATCTCTTCCTCAATAACTACTAATATTTCATTTGCCTTGGCAGTTGTTCCATCTTCAACGAATGATATTGATAAAGGAGTATATTCTAATAGTTCGGCTCCATTTCTAGAGAAATCACCACTAAAGAATTTACCGGCAGGTACTGCGGTTGTAGTTGCAATTGGCAATCCACCAACGCCAACAACTTCACCATTACCATTTTTTTGAATGTTAAGGTAATTTTCGTCTGTGGCCTTAAGTAATCCCATTTGTATAGTTTGCTGTGGGTTCACGACATGACCAGTTGCATTAAATTCACCGGCTGACAATAAAGCTCTAACAACAGATAAAACATCAACTTCTTGCGCTCCGTCAATTGCTTGATAGAATATTGACTTACTTGACCCCGTCCATTTAGCTACGTTTACGAGGCTTTCAGCTCCATAAGTTAAATCAATTACTACTTTGGTCGCACTCATGACTTCAACGGCTGTATGAGTCGCGTTGTATGTGGTCTCTGTAGCATTTGCAATGGTTAAACTATCGCCATTTTTGATTCCATGAGCAGCGGAAAAAGTAATTAAAGCCTGTGTTCCGCTATTCCAAGTGGCCACGCTATAAACATCAGTAGCCACGTATGTTTGAGGTGTTAGGTTAAAACTTTGAGCCTTACCTGATAAGCCTTGAATATGATCACCAGAGGCATCGCCAAACAACAATTCAAAGTCCTCAACCGTATAAGTAGCATCTGGCAATTTAGCCAATACATGATCAATTACCCATTGTAAGCCATTAGTTTTAAACCAACGTTTAGAAATTCTCATTGAGTTTGCAATCCGGCCAATTCCCCATGTGTTTTCTTTAGATTTAAATACTGATTCTGCGGTTGCTTCATTTTCAGATAACATAGTAGCACCCATTGTCAACGCATCAGTCCAGTCATAAACTTCACCTGCTACTATTTGAGCTTGCTTAGTCATTCCAACATTTAGTAAGTCCCGAACGTGGTTTTTACGTGCTGGGTTGTCATCTCTTACAATATCCTTAATCTCAGTAATCATAATATTTCCAGTATGATTACTTATTGGGACTACTGTTTTTTCAGCGTTATCAGCATCGGCAATGACTTTGATTAATTCAATTTTACCATCTGCTGAATTACTCAATGCCATTTTACCAGTAGATTTATTAAAACCCCCTGATTTATATTCTTCAAATACTTCTGATTTAAAGGCGTGGTCAATAAGAACCTTTAATTGATCTTCTCTAGAAAGATCTTTTCTAGCACTTGGAATACTTGGATTATCAAGCTTCTTTAAAGTTTCGCCTTGAATTTTGGCTATCTCTTTAATTTCAGCTGATAAATCTTTTGCTTCCTTAACCTCGGTTTTCAAACCTTCAATAGTTTCCTTATACTTAGATAAGGCATCAGTGTCAAGCCCTTTTAGAGCAGTTTCAAAATCAGATTTAAGCTTTGTAATATCATCTTTTGAAATACTATCGGACTTTAATTTGTCCATTTTCTCGTTAAATTCTTTAATCATCGCATCGGTTGATGCTTTTTGCTTATCGGTGGTATATGCTGCCAATTCTTCAACAGACAAAGCACTTTTCTGCTCGTCTGTGATCTCGGCAAAATTACCATCTTTCATCCAAATCTTTTTCATTGTTGTAATTTTTTAATTTAAATTTCTGTAAAACTCTTTTTGCTGAGTGTCCTTTGACGGCTCTATTGTTTTATCGGCGTCTTTCAACGGCTGATCTTTATTGTTTTCAAATAATTGTCCTGTACCTGAATTACTACCAAATAATACTAAACTACTTTCGTATACATTACGGGCTTGTTTTACGCCCCAAAAATATATTATATCATTTTCAAATTCATCTTTATTTGCAATTAATGAGTATAGGTCATCGTAGTTTTTCTTAAATTTAACATCTTCTTTTAAGTTGCTGTCCATTGCAAATATTATATCAATATATTGCATTCTAACTGACGCCTCAATTTCATCTCCACTATCCAACCAAGCTTTAGCAACTGGATTTATTACCTTATCTTTTTTAATCTTATAAATTAATATTTCGGTATCTCCTGGATATGATTTGCCTATCATTGCAAATGGAACAATTGCTGTAAATATTTCTACATGTTCTTTCTTAGCAATTGTTTTATCTAATTCAAGTTTATGGTCTGAAACTAAATATACTTTCCCCTGCTGCTCTTTAACTGATTTTTTCCAAAGTCCATCAAGGTGTAAATCAAGATGTCCATCTAGTATTTTAGTTGAATTAACTGCAATATAGTAGTAATTAGAATCAACATTTATTTCTTTTATCTGAGAGCCTAATTTAAGACTATCAAGAGGTTTTGCAGTAATTGATGAACCTTTTTCGCATGACTTTAATATCTGTGCTTTTTTCGCTCCAACAATAGCATCATGATTTTCTCTTAATGCTTTGAATAATTCTTCTTTAGAATTAAACTCTTTATTTAACGATTTACAGACTATCATATTATACGTAATTAAATGTATGTCCTTTATGTTTATTTCTTTTACCAGTTAAAACCCTAGTTATATTTTGTGGTTTTGTTTTAAGATGTAAGGCAGCTTCAATTATAGAATGAAATAATTGTTTATTGCCATTTTCGATACAAT